CGTTTAGATCCCCTGCCTTTGCTTCACCGCTTTGTATCTTGCCTAATAATTCTTTTGCTAAACATTCATGTAAAGTTTCTAATGTTTTTAAACTTCTATCCATGATTAGTCTTGTTTTTTAATTAATATAATCACTTTTTATCTGTTTTGCCAAACAGAAGATACTTAATTTTACCTACAAAACCTAGCTTCCTAACTTTTTTATATAGTTCCATACCTTTTTCATAGCGATATAATTTGGTTTCTATTTCTGATATACGCATTATTGCTGAAGTCAAAAGCAAATCTTGTAGCTTGGTGTACTTAACTAGGTCTAAACAATATGCCCTTACAGCTTCATCAGGCATTTGTTCTGTTTCACGTTGTTTAATTTCGATTTCAAACTCTATTTCTGGCGGTGGGTTGCCAACGAGTATTTTAAAAAACTCTTTATGGTTCATATTAGTTCATCTTAGGAAATAACTGTTGCTCTAACATATCAACAGCACGATCATCTAGCGTGTTGGTAGTTTGTTTGCAGATAGCTCTAAGCAGATCAACTACTAATCTCTTTACAGCAGTAGTCGTAAAGAACTTTAGTAGTATTGGTTTTAAAATTTTCAGCATAGTAATCTTGTGTTACTTTCCAAACATAGCTACATTGCTAGTATTAGACAAGAGTTTGCACTTCTATGGAAGATCAAGAGCCTAGTAAAGTTGAAACCATAGTCAAAGTTTGTGTGCTTTTATGGTCGGCAACGCTATTATCTCTCTCATACTACGAACCTCCTTCTGGTAAAAAAATAGTAGATTTTGACCCGACATTTATTGCTTCGATTTTTTCAGCTTCTACTGCATCACTAGGTTTTCAGATAAAAAAGAAAAAAGATACTATAGTAGATAATAAGAACAATAAACCAACCACCAAATGAAAAAATTATTCTTATTAAGTTTGTTTCTAGCTGCACCCTGTTACGCAAACGGAGTGCCAACGTGGAGTACTGGCTCTAGCAACCGCACAGAGAATATTACTCAGACTATTACAAGGTCTATAGTTACTCAGAAATATGGGAGTTCTCTAAATACTTGGGAAGCTTCAAATATTGCTGTTACAAGTGCTTCTAACGGAGGAATAACAGCTACAGATGCAATTTTCACTCCTAATACTGCTACTGATGATTGGTCATTAAGTGTGACTACTAGAACATCAGGAACTAAAATAGAAGAAATTACACAGAATGATACGATCACGACTACAAGCGTTATTACTAGCTTGTCTGTGTTTAGCCAGTAATCAGGTAAAAGCCGAAGGCGATACAAACGTACAGGCTCAACCTAATGCGATTGGTAATTCTAGTATTATCAATCAGAATATGAATATTAATAATGGAATGACAGGTAAGCTACAGTTTGGAAATGTAATATGCAGTCAACCTACCATGTCATTTACACCTTTTTATACAGGTAATGATGCTGAAAATACTGAAAGTGAAACTTACAGCATCAATGAAGGTTGGGGATTTCAAATGAGTTTTATGATACCGCTAGGAACTAATAATGAAACGTGTTCTGAACTAGCAAAAGTAAAGCTAGACTTAGCCAAAGAAGAACTAGACAAGCAAGTGCATGATAAACAGCTAGTTCGTGTTTTGAAATGTAGTCAGCTTCACGCATCAGGCTACATGATAAACCCTGCTTCTAAGTTCGCATACATCTGTAGTGATGTAATCAATATACGAAGTTATGTAAAAGCTAACTCTGATCTTTTTTCTGACTAGCAATTTCTTTTTTAAGTACCTTCTTAAATATCTTTGTCATTATTTTCTTTAACTGATTAATAACGCTTTGTAAAACTATTGAACCTGTTACTGCTGCTGTGGCTGATACACCACTAGCTATTACACTTGATGCGATTACTTCAGGTGAAGGCACAGGAAAATCATAATCAATAAATGGTATATTGAACGTAGCTATAGGTTCTTCAGTTGATAAAGTTTCTTTGGTGTCTGGCAGGTTTGTCGGTATTGTCTCTGGTTTTACTTCTAACCCTTCCTCCGTTGAAGATGTTGTTTCTTCTTCAACAGAAGATTCCTGATCTCCCAAACCCGACTCTACCTGTTCCAGACTTGGAAGGAGTACGGGATCTAGGTACAAAATCTCTGCCACAGGTGGATAAAAAATTGTATTAGGTGGAATGAGAATATAATCTGTATCAGGCAGATTAATTTCTGGTATGTCCATTAATCAGCAGCTTCGGGTGTATTCCCCTCTGCTATCCACTTTAAAATTAATTGATAGTCAATATTATTTTCGTCCATTGGTACTCCCATTTTTACTCCATCTATCTCACATAGTAATCTATCATTTTCACCTCCCGTACCATCTGGATTTTTTGGTGATTTAATATATTTTACTGATGTAATTATTCTGTCCATGATTTAAAGCTCCGAAGAAAAGGTAAATCCAACACCATTAACAAAAGAAGCCCAAAAACTGTAAGTTCTTCCACTACTAGCTCCACGAACAATAGATGTTGCTTCATTTATGGTAGTAGTTGGTGTTTCTGCTGCTACATTGTTAGTCTCATTATTACTATGAGTCAGTGTACCAACCTTCGTGACAGTTGGTGCTGATCTCATTGTCACAGGAAATGAAATTTGTCCTTTAACATATATATTTCCATCACTATAACCATCTCGCCACATTGAACTTGATGGTACATAAGCGTAAAAATACCTCTCACATAAAGCAAGCTCCTCACCGAATGACCTATGCTCAAAATCTGTTGCCACGCCTGACCCTGTATTATCTACTTCTAACTGAACTCCTGTAATATATAATTCATTACTTGTATTATCAAAAAAATTAACTTGATTAGTGGAAAATATATTGCCTGTATTATAAGTATTCCAAGCATTAAATGAACTTATAGATTTTGTGCCAGAATAAAGACCTATTAATAATTGACAGCCTGAGTTAGTTCCAGTTGTTGTTGTTACTAAAGAAGAATCAGCTATAAAACTTAAAGTGAATCTTTGCCAACTAGTCGTAACATCTATTTCCTGACAATTAACATTATTTGCTGAGCTACCTTGATTCATTAATGAAACACTATATTTACCTGTTCTATTTACAGCTTTTGCATATAAAGAGACAGTAATTTTTTTTGCACCACTAGTACCAAAACTAACATCATATATATTATTTGCTTCTATTCTTTGAGCCATACATAAAGCATCACCAGAGGCAGGGCTTCCATCTGCTGTTGTGCAGTCAAGTTTCATACTATATTGAAAACCATCTGGCGTGTCTGTAGATTGGCTTACAGTCATTCTTCCTGATTCACTACCAGTAAAAGCTACACATTTCCACCTATCTGTTGTGTATTGATCTTGAGCTATTCCTGTGTGTGACGTACCACGTTGCCAAAATTTAAATTCGCCATTAATAATTTTGTTTCTATTACTTAGGTTATTAGTAATATTGGCAGTACACGTTCCATCAGAATTGTTGACAGTAATAGCAGCCGTTGATGCTCCTACCCCTTTTATCGAATTTACCTTGATCTCTGACATAATTAACTAGGTTTTGGGTTAGCGTCTTTAACCGCTTTGATGTGGGTAGCCCACGTTCCAGTTGTATCTAGTTTACCTGCCTTCATGTCGGCATACAACATATCAAGTTGATCTCCAAAAGAAGCATAAACTGTTGAACCATTTGTTGTTCTATCGGTTTTGTATTTAACAGCAGCAGCTTCAGCATCTAGTGCGGTTCGTGCAGCATCAATTTTACTTTGCTCAAGAGTTACAGAGTTACCATCTTTATCAAATGCACCCGCAGTGTCATCAATAGATACTACTGTTGAATATGCTTTGTAAATAGCTTCGTGATCTAAATTTGCCATTATGCTGCTACCTCCCATAAGGTAATACTTGATAAATTTCCATCTTTAGAATATTCTGTTGTTGAAGAACTTACATTAGCAACTTGTACTTTATATGTAATAGCTGTTGAACCATTTCCTCCAACAGAAGAATCTAATATATCCCAAGGAGATCTAACATACATTCGTATATGTTCTCCTGTAAAGTTTGTATAGCCACGAACATCTGAGGTACTAGCAGAAGTAAAAACTGTTGCATCGCTGCCACCAGAGGGTGTTCTTATCAACTTTATACCGAAACCTTCATTATCATCGGATTGTAAATAAGCTTGTACAGTTACAACAGCTAAAATTTTACTATTAGTTGAAGGGGTAATAGAAGCACTTAATCCAAGATCCACATAAGAAGTACTTGTAGATGAAAATCCGGAAGTTCTTGTACCTTGAACAACTTGAAGAATTTTTCCTAGAGACGCTGTACTTGTTAAAAGTGTTGCATCTGCTGAATCTGGTAATGTAAAAACTCTGTTATTACTAGAAGATGAGGGTGCTTGTAAGCTGAAAGAACCACCACCTGATGCTGCGTTTAGTTTAATCTTTGCTGTCATAGTTAACTATAGGGAGAAGTGCCAAGAATAGTAGTGTTCCATTGTGCTTTTAACTCAGCTTCATTTGATGCAGCAGCTATAGCAGAATCAGCAGGTGCATCTCTCAGTGCTTGCTTTTTACTAACTATATCAGTAGTACTAGCACCTGTCTCTAATGCTCTTTGAAACTCAATATCAAGTTCAGCAAGTTTAGGTGTTCTTGCACTTCTTATATTTGCCTTGTGAATTTCTTTGGCTTGTGCCATATCTGTTTTAATAATACTCATGAACCAATTCCATCTGTTAAATCTGATTCTAAAGCTGTCCAAGCATTTCTAAAACTTCGATCAGTAGAAATATCAGAATCTTCTACTATTTTATATTTTTTTCCTGTAGGAACATCTTTTTTTGCAATTTCTTCGACAGTAAATACTTTCCCAGTTGCAGAATTAATTTCAGTTAATATAGGATTAATAATTGCAATTCTGCCATTATCTTGTAAATAAATAATTTTTGACATAATTAAGAACCTATAAATAAAACACAAAGTTCTGGTACGTCATTTGCTTCTTCACCCGCACTATTTGTATCTCTAGAACTTTGAATCTCAACTGTTCCAGTAGCTTTTTGATCATGTTTTAATCTTATATTACCACCCTCATTTTTATCAGCTGTGGGACCTGATGTGGTACTACTACTGAATCTGTTCATCGCACCAAAAGCATACGCATAATTAGTATTAGAAAACGCTGCACTAAAATTTATCCTATAATAACCTGTTCCAAGATCAGTAACAGAAGAAATACCATTGCTGCTCAAAATAGTGCCTGTTGCTTCTCCGTTGAAATTTACAAATTTACTAATAATTAAATTATTTGAAATTTTATTACCATCTACTGCATCAGCAGCCAACATATCAGTATCGACTATTCCGTCTGGTAAGCCTCCTACTGAAACTCCTGTTATTACGTTTGTAGAACCATTAATTGATATTGCCATTAGACAAGAGTAAGAACAGAAGGACTATTTACAGTAAGTGTAGCATTAATTGTTAGTGGACCTGCAACCATAGCGTTATGATTTGCAGTTATTGTGTAATCATTATCCATAGTATTTTCACTTTCAAAAAATATAGATTCACCGCCACCACCTTGCGCACCTGCTGTTATACCTGTAAGGTTTGACCCATCAATAGCTGGTAATGCACCAGTAAGTTTAGATGCTGTAAGTGTAGAAATCCTTGCATCTGCTACTGTTCCTGTTAAGTTACCTGCTGGTATAGACGTAAGGTTAGCTGCTGACGCTGCTGGTAAAGTTGCAGGGAATCTAGCATCTGGTACAGTTCCAGAAGTTAAATTAGATGCACTTAAAGCAGTTAAATCAACAGCAGCCCAACTTAAAACTCCATTTGTATCTGTTTTTAAAAACTGACCATTAACAACATTGACAGGCAAAGTTAATGTATAGCTTGCACTTGCACTATGGGCTGGTGATTTTATTTTTACACCATGACTATTTTGTGAACAGTTAAGTTGTAATGTTCCATCAGCACTACTACCATCACCTTTGATCTCAACAACACCAGTACCATTTGGATTTAGTTTTATATTGCCATTAGTTGTGCTTGTATTAATCTCATTTGCTTGAACATCTAAGTTACCACCTAGTTGTGGGGTAGTATCCTCTACTACGTTACCGATAGCACCACCTCCACCACCACCTGCATTAGCAGCCCATTTAATACCTGTAGCTTCTGAACTATCAGCAGTTAATATATATCCATTTTGTCCAACAGGAAGGGCTGTAGGATCACCAGAACCATCACCTACAAGTATTTCACCTTTAGTATCAAGATCGCTGTTCATAACAGCACCAGCAGCATTTACATTAGTGGCATCTGTTACATCAGCATTAGCTTCTATTGCATTTAATTTACTATGATCCGCATCTGTAAATACATTACTGTCAGAAGCCGATTCAACTAATGCTCTTATCTCACTAGCAGTTTGATCTGCGGTAGCACCATCTTCTACATTTATCATGGTGCGTAAATTAGCAGGTGTGATTTCTTCAATTACCCCTGCACCACTAGAATCTCTACCTAAAACTCTGTCTGTTGCTGATACGTTTTGTATTTTTGAATATGTAATAGCATCATCTTGAACAGCATTTGTATCAACTGCATTGTCGGCTAATTCACTTGCTGTAACTGCATTAGCACCAATTTGCGTAGAAGTTATAGTATCGTTTACTAATTTTCCTCCTGTAATTGTAGTGTTTGCAATATCTCCATTAACAATAGTTCCATCAGCAATCATTGTTGAAGTTACTGTGCCTGTATCTCCTGACGTAATTAAAGTTCCTGATCTATCAGGCACAGTAATTGTTCTATCATCAGTAGGATCTGTTATTGCTAACGTAGTTTCGTTTCCATCATCAGTTGCACCTTCAAAAACTAAATTGCCTGTAATTGTTTGCGTACCATCTCTTTTTACAAAATCATTAATTATTTCTTGTTGAGCAAATAATATTTGATCGCTATTATTATCTAAATCTGTTTCTGTTAAAACACTGCCATCTGCAAAATCTACTTTTTTGGCACTTATATTTGTATCTCTTGTAAATACAACATTAGCTGTACCACTTGGAGGTGTGTTACCAGAAGTAAATTGTACTTGAGAACCAACAATATTGTAATGAGTACCTAGCGTTTTAAGAACACCACCTACTTTTACCTCAACTTCTGTATTAGCTAAAAAAGAAAATGATATAGCAAAGTTGTTTTGACTACCTGTACCATTATGATTTTGTGTAGTAGCTGTTGTGTTAGTAGCCATAGTTAATTACCTAGGTTTTTAATTTCTTCCAAGTTATTAAGTGTTGCTTTAGTAGTTTCATTGCTAATTACTTCCATATTAGCAGTATATTTAGCAAATAATTTTTTATTTTCTGGTAAACGTAACCATTCATTTCTTGCTTTTACTTTGAAATTTGAAACTATACTTTGAATTTCTTTTGAAATTATAGCTCTTGCATTGTCTTGAACTGCTACCATAGTATCTTGATTAGTTGAATCTATACCTTCACCCATAGCGGTTTTAATATAAGCTTTCATGTCAGGTTCATTTAATCTTTTGTATAAAGATATAATTAGTCTGTCACCATCTTGTATTTTATAACCAGAAGCAGTTTTAAAATTAAAAGATTTAGTATCAAAAGATAGGTACTTAACATAACTTGAATATTGTTTGCGTGTAAGTTCAATACCACTATTTTGTATCCCTTGTCGTCTTAAAAAGAATTTTTTAGGTGGCTGCAAAGTTATATTCAAGTCATTAATAACACTAAGAACATAATTGTCTTTTGTAGTAGTAGCAGTAATAGGATTTAAAATATCGAAGGTGTCTGGTCCAAGACCGCTAGGATATTTAACAACTGCACCTGTCAACCAATTTCTATCAGGTTCTAAATCTGCATTATAGAAAGGCATTGTTCTAGTAAGTTCATTAAGAATTTGTCTAAGACCTGTTAACATTTCATCTGCTGGATAATATGTAGTATCAAATTTTGTTTTATCTGTTGCTTTTTTAAGTGATCTACCTAGTCCAGAAACAGGATTAATAATATTAGCAACCCTTCTTGCTAGTAAGCTTTGTAAGGCATAAGGATTATGTATAGCTTCAGCAACTTCACTAAGACCTCTAAGAAAAGTTCTATCTGTTAAATTTCGTGCAACAGAAACAACAAATGCAGAAGCAAAATCATTAGTGTTTTGGCTTCCTATTTGCCCTTCTACGTCTACAAAATCTGCAAGAATCATAAACAAACCAGACCAAGGATCAAGTCTTTTAAAAGAAATATATTTATATTTTGGTTTACCACTTTTTGTTAAAACTATTTCTCCATCTGAATCTCTTACTAAAAATCTAAATGAATATGGTTGCCAACCTTCTTCTTTTAATTGTTTAACTAATATTCTGTTTGCTTCTATTGCGTCACCAAATCCTACAGTATTAGGACCACCACCTGTCATACCCACTTCTGCAAAAGGATTTTCCATATCTCTTGCAATCAAAGCACCCATACTAAGAAATCCACCTGCTAAATACATTTCACCTCTAGCTCTTGCAGCAATATTAGGATCGGTACTTCTAAGTGCTTGCCTGTATTCACTCATTAACGCATTTACACCAAATGTATATCTCATTTGTGTTTTAAAAATATTTATAGGAGTTCTTACAAAAGGAAAAACTACTCTTCCGTAAGGGTGTTTTGCAAAATTTTGTATTCCTCCACTAAAAGATCTAGGGTCTAAATCTTTTGTAAACGTAACTTCAGCAGCATAATCTTTTGCTTTTTTATATAAATCTGTAATACTTGTAGGTAATTTTCTAGTGCTGCCAGTATCAACAATTTTAAATACTTTCTCTGATTGAGTTTGAATGTAATTTTTTAATTTTTCACCTTGTAAACCTTTTCTTATTCCTTGCTCCCAAGATTCTGCTTTTACATAAGATCTAAAATTTACTTGTTTTAAAAATTCGTCTTCTGTAATTAACATACGAGAACCAAAACCATTTATTCTTCTAAAGTTGTTGTAGATAGAAGGAATCCAAGTCTCAGCAATACGAGTATCAAGAAAAGGTTTTACTGTACTTCTAGTAACAATATTCTGATTTGCAAAATTTCTTATATCTTCTGCGTTAATATTTCGTGAAACTCTTTGTGCGTCTGACACCATTGCACCCCTATCAAGAACATTCTCGTTTACTTGAAATGCCTTGCGAGCAATATTAAAAGCATCTCCTAAAGATTGACTCATGTATATAAATTGTTTCCAACCTTTTATAAACTCATCAGTATTAAATTCTGGTCTAAATGCTAAATTATCTTGTCTTTTTAAAATTGTTTCTGGAAAAGTAATATTCATATTTTTTCTAAAAGTAATTTTTGCAGCACCAAGAGACTGAGTTAATGGTTTTGCTAAAGTATTTAAACTTGTAGATAAAAGGTTAACTATGTGAGTAGGTGGACCACTAAGAATAGAGTTAATAAATATTTCGTTGGTAAATTCTACACCTTTTAAAAGTAATCCTTTTTTAACCATGTGTTTCATAACTTCTGGATTACCACCTGCTATGTTTAAGTATTTTGTAAGTCGTGTTAGAGCTAAAGCAGCTTCTTCATCTCCTTGTTCAACTAAGTCAAAAATCTTATTGAAGGTTTGATCTATCTCACTTACTCCCTCATCTTCTATAAATTGTTTGTTAATATCTTCAATGTTTTCTGTACCTCTTGATTTTTTACCAAAATCTTCTGCTGTAGCTCCTACATCTCTTAAATCACCTGCAATTCTTCTAGCACCTAAAGTTTGCGAAGTTAAAGACCCGACTCCTTTATTTAGGTAGACAATATCTTTTAACAGTTGTACTTCTTTTAAAAATGCTGGTTTTATTTCTTTTATTAAATCAACATTTTTTAAAGCTATAGCATTATGTAAAGCAGTAGATAAATTAAAAACACGTTCACCATTTTTATTCATTAATTGATTTATGGTAATTGTTGTAGAGGGTAAATATCTTGGATTATTAATTAATTTGCCATTTGTAGTTTTTTTAAAAGGACCAAATTCTTGTAAAAAAAACTGTGCAGCTTCTATTGCTTGTCCATTTGTTTGTCTTTGAGAAGCAGCAAACATATCTCCTAAAGATACAGACCTAGCCCATTTTCCTAATTCATCTGTGCTTTTAAAATATTCAGAAATATTTAAAATATAATCTTCAAGCTGTTCAACACCGCCACCAGTTATTGTTGGATTAAATGTAGATTCTATTTTGTCACCGACTCTTGGTATTTGTGTTTTATCTCCTATACCTTGTCCTTTCTTTACTTCTAAAGGTTTTAATAAATCAATAACTTTAACATCTAGCAATTCGTTGCCAGCATTATCAATACCAAGGTCTTGAAACTTTAATTTTCTTTTTTGTTCTAAAGTTGTTAAAATTCTTGGAGCAAATTTAGAATTTCTAAAAGCTTTTAAAGCTACAGAAAGACCTGTTAAAACTTCTCCTATAACTGCACCACCAAAAGCTTTTCTAAGTCTTGCTTCTATAGGAGATATGTCATCATCAGCTTTAAATATTGATGCTGGCATTTTAAATATATCTATAATTGGTTCTAAAGCACCTTCATATTCATCAATCATGTTGTAAAGGTTTTGTTCGTATGGATCTTCTACAATAAAATCTGTAAGAAAACCTGCAATAAGGTTTCTTGTCCAAGGGTTTTTTATACCTTTAAGACCTTTACTAAAGATTCCCATAGGTAATAAAAATTGAGTTATAGCTTGAGGTATATAAAAAAATGCACCATCATCTTCTCTTTCAAAATAACTATAATCAATAAGATCGTTATTATCGTATGGATTACCAGCTAGATAGTCATATATATCATCTACAAACTCTACAGTTTCATTTATTGCTTTTAAAGGACCAGTAATACTACCTCTAATTACTTGTGATGTTTTTGTTTTTGTTAACTCTTCACTAATCTTTTCGTTTTTTTCCTTTGCTTCATTTATTAATCGTGATCTGTTTTCTAATATTTCATCAAAACTTCTTTGATCTCCTAAAAACCTATTGTCAAAAAAATCTACAATACCTGCATTACTTTTATTAATAATTTTACTTAGAGAAGAAAGTGGTTGATTATCAAACCTTTGAAACAAAGCGTCTGTTTCTGGTGTTTCTATTTTTCCTTTTCCAATTCTCCTTTTGTTTTCTTCAATTTGCTCTTTGTTTTCTTCTTCATTGTTATTAAGAAGATCATTAATGTTTAAAATTTTATTTTCGTTTTCTTTTTCTTCTTTGTTGTTAAGAAGATTATTAATGTTTGAGTCTGTCATGTTAGTTCTTTAAAAACTTTTTATAGGAGCCATTTTTATATGCACCCCAAGCATTAAGTCCTTGCTCATCATATAATCGTTTGGCTGCAATTACATTAATTATAGGATCATATAACTCTTCCTCAGATTCAATATCAAACACATCTAATAATCTTTCTTTGTCATCTTTCATATTAAGTTGTAATAAACCTATAGAAAATTCATTTTGTTTGTTTGGATCTAAACCTGATTTTACTGTATCAATCATAGGATTACCTCCTGATTCTGCCATTGCTACAGCAGCCATAATTTTTGCAACCTCTGGTTCAAAACCTACAGCTAATAACATATCTTCTATTTTAGATTGAGGTATAATTTTTGTCTTGTCCGTATCTTTTAATATTACTTCTAATGCTTTTATTTGATTATCTTTTACTTGCGTTGTATTTATTTTTTCAACCATTGGTACAATTAATTCGTCACCTACTCTTATCAAATCTGCGTTAGTTATATTGTTTGCTTCCATAAACGCTTTTAAAGGTACATTAAATTCTTCTGCTAATTGACTTAAGGTATCTCCTTGCTGTACTTCAACTGTAGTAGGTAGATTATCTTCAGTAAAAAAACCAGCTTCTACATTATCAGTATTTATTAAATCTATTAAAGGTTTATAAACCTTGGGTTGATTTCCAAATCCAACTTGTCCTGTCGTTAAAAATCTAATTACTTGATCTGCTTGAGCTTTTCCAGCAATATTTGTAAATGACATTGCAGCCTTTTCAGTTTGTACTTCTTGTATCAACTTGTCTATATTTTCTTTTGTAAAACCTCCCATTTTTTCTAAGTGTGCAATAATTTTTTTCTCAAATACAGGTAAATCGGTATTACTAAAGAAATCACCAGTTTGGTTATTGGCATTGCTAGCATCATTTATTAGTTTATCTTCTGTTGGTACTCCTTCAAGTCCACTTTGGTTTTCATTTATAAATTGTGTATTATTGTTAGTTTGTTCACTTGAAGGTTCTAGTAAAGCTTCTAAGTCTTTAAATAATATTCCGTTATATTTGTCTTTAAGTTCTTCGTATTTAAGATCAAGTTCTTTTCTACCTATATTAGGATTAGCTAATTTAAATTCTCTAAATTCACTTTTAAAATCTTCAAGAACAAGTTTTATAGTACCAATTTGTTGATTTGGACCTATTAATTTAAAAGTATTAAATCTTGGATCTAAGTCTATTATAATTTTTGCTTGATCTTCAAATCTACCAAAATAAGAATTTAAAGGTTCTAAAAGTCCTTTATCAACTGAACCTGCAAGTATCATTGCTTGATTTAATCTATTTGTATTAGTTTCATTTTTAACTGTACTTGGATCAGAATACCAAGCCCAAGCTGCTATTCTTGCATCTGACAATGTTGCAAAATTACCTTCTTGTATATTAAAAAGTAATAAACCGTATCTTTCATTTTCATCACCACTGCCTAAAACTTCTGCATTTGCCTGTATTTTTGTCGCAAGCAATGGGAATTGATCTTGTAAATCATCTATTAATTCAAAAGCTTCGTCAAATTTTCCTTGAGTAATTAAAGCAGCAGCATTTAACATACCTAATTCTAAGGCTTTTTCTTTTTCTTGTTTTATTTTTTGTAAATCTCTAGAATCTTTTTTAGCTGTATAATCTTCAACACCTTCTCTTAACTGATTTTCCAACTCAACATAATTAGGGTGATCTAATAAAGTTAATTTACCATCAGGACCAAAAGGAAATTGATCTGCACTTTTAAAAACTGATAAAGCTAAATCTACATCACCAGTAAGAAAACCAATTCTTGTTGCTTCTGAATAAAGAGTATTTAATATTGTTGTATTAATTACTGATCTATTTTTTGAACTTAAAGCTAATTTATTTATATCATTTTCAAATTGATCTATAGAAGCTGTTAATAATAAAAATTGATTTTTGCTTACTTCATCTGAGTCTGGACTTGATGTTTGAAAAAGCACTACATTTTTAGCAAGACCAGAAGCAGTAATTTTTAATTTATCTACTTGATATTCTTGATGTTTTTTCTCGTGAATGTCAGTTATTGAAGTTGTAGCATTTACAAGATATGGAAAGAATTTCTTGTTAAAAGTATCACTATCTACATCACCTAAAAGATCTATACTTTTTGTTCTTGTTTGGTTTAACCAATCTGAAAATTCTAATGAATCTAAAGAAAAACTTGATAAAGGTTTTCCATTTACTTCCGCAGTTTGATATTCAACTTTAAATGTATTTTCTAGATTACTACCTATAATTGAAGCTTTTGTTCTGTTAAAAACCTTGTTATAAAGTCTATTACCAGTAAAAATATTATTAGATTTTACATATTTAGATGCGTCAGCCCAATCTTTTGTTGAGCTATCTAAAGCATCATTCATTGCTTCTTCTGATATTTCTGCTCTTCTTTCATCAACTTTAACTTCTATAAACTTTTCTAATACTGGATTTATAACTTTTAGAGTTTCGGCAAGTGCCATCATATTAGTTTTTGGTTTGACACTAACAGGTTGCACAAAAGTATCTACTGGTTGTGCAAACGATTGGTAAGCAGTACTTTGAAAACTTGATGACATGGTTTTATCCTGCGTTTAAGCTAAGTTGAGTTTGCAAGCCACTTGAAGCTGCACCCAATAATATTGATCCTAAAGAAGGTATTTGATTATATGCTTGTTGTGTTTGACTTCTGTATTGATTTCTTATACTTTGATATTGTGCTTCTGTCTGTTGTATAGACCTTGCGTGCTGTCTTCTTGCTGATTCTAATGATTGTCTTATAGATTCTCTATAGTTTGCTGCTTGTCTTTCGTTATCTTGTAAAATTAAATTAAAACTTACACCTGATCTTTCTGATGCTAGAAGTGAAGCTCTAGCTCTCAAGGCATCAATACTTTTAGCAAATTTATCTTGTGCAGAAGATTTTTCTTTATCACTCTGTTGCTCCATTAATGCTGCTTGTTTATTTCTTTTATCAGTTTCAGCATTAGCTACACCTGCCAACTCTGTTTGATATGCTTGTTCAGCAGCGTCTTGTGCAGCACCACGCATAGCAAGCCCTTGAAATGCAGAGATACCAGCAGATAAAGCTACAAGAGGTGAACACATTTAGGCAATCCTCAGAAATTCATAAAATGGTTTTTCATGTTGTCCATACTTTTCGTGATAATTTATAAAAACAAAACCGAGAGCTTCTAACCACTTTATAGCAGTATAATTCTCTGCATATA